GATAATCAGGATATTGATTAGTCATTACTTTATCTAATCCTATCATAAATGCTAAATGAAATTCGTTACGATTCATAATTATACAGATGCTTTTAATAAAGTTAATAGATTAATCCTTAAATCATTGTTTTTCGGATTTTTTAAATACTGAATAGTTATATCTTCTGTTGCTCCTAAAAGTTCTTCGTTATAATAATAAGAAGTCCCTCTCTTATCCAAAATACGAGCTTGTATTAACGATTCTAAGAAAATTCTATCAGCTCTATTTTTATCGTTAAACTTGGTTAAAAACTGATTAGGATTCTTTTCAACAATAGTAATAAGTTTACCTTTAACTACTGTAGGAGATAATCCTTTAGTTACATGACCAAATAATTTTAAGAAGTTTAACTGATCTTCAAAACTCATATTATTTAAAATAATATAAGCTTCCATTTTCTTATCACCAGTAACTGTCAATTTCTTAGCTTCTTCTTCTTCATCATATAGCACAAAACGAGTTTTAGCACTTGTATCTTCAGGAGTTTTAGCTATTTCAGGACGAGTTAACAAGAATTTATATTTTAAATAATCTTGTTCTCTAGATAAATCTAAAGTAGTGATAGCATCAGTAAGAATAACTTTAAAAGGTTTAAAAAATTCTTTATAACTTACTTCTTTACTTATTTTTAAAGAATTATATTCTTCTTCAGTAACACCTGTAATCATCACTCCATACCCATCAGTTATAGTTCCCATAACGTGTTTAGCTCCAGGTAAAATAGATACTCCTTGAGTACTACCTTCTTTTCTGTTGTATATTCGTATAGGTTTAACTGTAACTATATTAGTTGGACGTAATGATGTAGCAGCAACATTCCTTAAAGAATCTTCTAAAGATTCTGCTAAAGATGGTTCAGGTATTTCACTGATAGTTGGTATACCTTCTTCTAAAGTAGGTAAATTAAGTTTTTGTTTTGACATAAGATTTACAATAAATATATTAACAATATTAAATAAAATAATAAATAAAATCTAGGGTAACTTAATACCCTAGATTCTTTGTACTATTAAGCTACAGGAATATATAACATACCACAAGTTAATGGGTTTTTAATCATAATACCTGTTTCAGACAATTTATAACATTCAAAAGTATCTCTACCATGTGAACGTAACAATGTTTTCTGTACTTCACCTGCAGTTGGAGTAGCTCCACCTGAAGTATACCACATTACCATTGAACGATCTTGACCATCTTTACCTTTAGTTACCATCTGAATATTAGATTCACCATCATAATCAGAGAAATCAAGGAACACCATTTTGTAAGATTCATAAGGTAAACCTGTTTGAGGGTGTAAATAAGGGTGTTTGTTTTTATCATCAAACAATGGGTTATACACGATAGTTAACTCAGTACCAGCTAAACCTTTATAAGTAACAAATGATTCACCAAATTTCAAACCTAAAGATGTTTTAGATAAGAAAGTAGTATCTACGATTTGTGCACCTTTACGAGCTTCGTTCATAGCTTTGTGGAAAGTATTCCATCCACCCATACCAGTAAATACGAAGAATTTTTTATTCTCAGCTTCTTTAGATGCTAACTGCAAATCAATTAAGAAATCTCTGAACAAGTCTTCGTTAGCTGTTTCTAATGAATAAGTTCTAGTATTAGAGTTAGCTAATTGGTCAAATACACCACCACCGATCAATACAGGTCTACCATTTTTACCTGGTAACAATACCTCTCCTTGAGCAGTTCTGTTGTATTTACCATACCAACGTAAATACTCAGCTTCTTGCATCCACAACTTCATTTGAATAAACTCTTCATAGTTCATCCATAAGTTATAGCTTTGGTTTTTGTCAGTTTTCATATTTAAAACCATAGTATCTGTCGCAGCAGAACCAGTGATTGCATATGTTTGACGACAAGTAGTTAATTGATTTTCAAATCCCATAGGGAAAGCTCTTTTAGAAGAACCACCTTCAGAACCTTCTTCAAATGCTGAGTATAAGAACACAGTCATTTCACCAGCAGCTAAGTCTGCTGCAGGTACAGTATCTGATGGGTTTGAAGTAACAAGTGCACATGAATAAATCGTGTGTGTACCAATAGAAGTACCATTGTTTTGTACACGGATTTGAGCACCTGAACGTAATCTCAACACATCACCTTCAGCGTAATAAGGTTCACCAACTTGAATATCAAAAGGTACACCAGCATAACCAATGTTAGAACCTGCTGTAGTAGCTGTTAAAGCTACAGGGTGAGTAAGATCACCATATAACCACCATTTGTATTGAGAGTTTCCTAAGTATTTAAACTTATTAGATACCTCTCCTTTAGCTATACGACCTGACCCTTGTGTAAGGTATTGTAAGTAAAACTTATCTCCGATCGCATTTGATACTACAGATGATAGTTCTGGTTTAGTCATCAAAGCTTGAGCTAAAGAGTTACTATCGACCATAGTCTGAGAATCATATTTCATTCTTCTCCATTCTAATTTACTAACTGCCATAAATTTATTAATTAAGGTTTAAAATTTTTATTTAATTAGATTTCTAAGTCATCAATACTTGTAATATCTCTGACTGTTTTATTCGATTTTGAAGATGTTTTAGCACTACTGCTAGTATACCTTCTTAATTTTGTTTCTAGTTCAGTAGACACTTTACTAGTAACCGTTTTCTTTATTTGATTTACTCCTATAAACTTTATAAAAGCAAGTTCTCTTAATTGAGTAGCGTCTTTAACGTCTTCGTTAAACTTACCAGATTTATAGTATTCTAAAAAATCTTTTTTAAGTTTAGAGTTTAAAGGTACACCTGCTATCTCTTTAGTAGATTCTAGTTCAGTAGCTTCTTGTTTCCAGAACTCTTCTACAGCTTTTTTCTCTTGTTCTTTACGTACTTCAATAGCTTTTAAGTTTTCTTTTTCTAAAGTAACGTAATGATCTTTTACTGTATCTAAAGCGTCTAAAGCTTCTTCTTCAAGTAAACCACTTTCATACAATTTTTCAACTTTTGAAGATACCCATTTAGCATCTTTTTTAGGATTAGTAATTTTAAGATATTCAGCGTACACACTTTTTTGTACACTTTCATCGTCAGAAATATCCTCGTTACTAATATCTTTAAAATCATTAACAGCTTTAGATATATTTGAGAACTCTCTAGGATCACCTCCTTTAGCTATAAAGTCATAGTAATCTTTAGCTAAATCATTCTCAAACACTGGTTTAGAATTTTCTTGTATAATAGTTTTAATATAATTCTTTATACCTTCAACTCCTTTACCAAAATCTTTTTCAAAATCTTCAGAACTGATGTTATCATCAAATCCTAACTCTTTATGAATATCTGTAATAATATCTATTGCGAAATCATCATCATCATTATCATTATCGCTATCAGAATCATCATCAGAATTATCCTCAAATCCTTCATCATTATCCTCTCCATCTCCATCATCTGTATCAGAATCGTCATCTCCGTCATTATCAGAATCACCATCAGGATCATCATCATCGTCATTAGAATCATTGTCTTTACTGTTTTTAGGATTTATTAATCCTCCAGGTAACTCTGATTCTAATATATTGTTGACTGTATCATCAATGTCAGATACCAAATCGTCTAACGAGAATGTATCTTCTGTATTTTTAACTTTACTCATTACATTTATTATTTTTACATTGTTAAATTACGATAATTACAATAAACCAATACAACAATATTACTACTGTTGTATTAGTTTATATATAGTTTTAGTTATCTGTTTATCGGTCTTCCGTTAATATCATATTGAGTATTAGCTTTTTTACGTGCCCACTCTTTAACGTCTTTTTCGGAAAACTTTTCAGTACGGTCATCAGGCACTTTAAATCCGTATTTTTTAGCTAGTTTATTATTATGTTCAGAAACCTTTTTAGCTTTCTTATCTTCACCATTTGACTTTTTATTAGGATTACCTCCGTCAGATACGCTAGAAGTACCTTCAGCGAATTTTTTAGGTTTTGATTTTCCAGATTTAATTACTGGAATTTTTTTGTTATCACTCTCAGATTTAACAAAAGGAGATTTAAAATTATACATATTATTTTTTGGTTTTAGGTTTTACAGGTTTATTATTCGCTTTAATCCTATCAATAGAATTTTTCTCTTTCTTAATATTATAGTCCATTCTATCTTTAAGTTTTTGAGCTTCTAGTTTTTGACGATCTAAATCAAGTTTAACAATTTCAAATTGGTCAGGTAAACCATCATCATCTTGATCTTGATCTTGCTGTCTGCTCATCGCCATTATTTGAGCAGATTGTATTTTAGTTATATTACCATCACGTATAGCTAACTCTTTAATATCAAGTTCTCTTTCTTGTAAAGATTTTTGGAACTCTAATTCTTGTTTTTGGAGTTCTAGTTGCTCTTTATTTATTTCTTGAGCTTGTTGTTGAGCTAATTGTTCAGCTTGTTCTAAAGTTTTAACAGCATTAGTAACATTATCTTTATTAAGAATATCTATAATATTAGATAGATTTACTTTATTAGCTTCTAAAGCTTTAGCAGCGTGTTGTTCTAAGAATGTAAATATACGTTTATCTTTATTAGTATTAGAAAGGAATACTCCATAACTACCATTAATAAATTGCGCACCATCTACATTAAGGAATGCTAACTCTCCACTATCAAGAACATACTTAGCTTTCTTACCTTCTATCCAACATAATTTAGCGTTTTCGAGTAATGCTTCAAGAACACGTCTTTCTAAATCTTCAGCTACTTCATATAAATGTTCTGTAAGTAAAGATGATTGAGCTACAGCTCTTTCAGTATTACCTACAAGTTCAGATGTTTGTATAGCAGCTAATCTTTGTCTAGTTACACCTACAAGAGTTTGAGCAGCCAACTCTATTTTATCTAATATGTTTACATAGTATTGTATAGAGTTAGATAAACTCATATCAAGCGTAGTAAACTGATTAAAATATTGAGAAGCTCTATCACCTCTTTTTGTTTCTTCAGCAGAGTTAATAAATGCTATATTAGCTGTATTTAAATAATACATCCATTTCTCAAGATCGAATCCGTGTGATACTGGTATTTGAGCGACGTCAAAAAGTAACGCTCTACCTTTAGCAAGAGATATAGCTTTTTCAAAATGGAACATTACCACATTGTACAAATATTGATAAGGTTTTAATAATTCTACAACACAATAATCGTAACAAACTCCTACATAATTATTAGAAGCCTCTGAAAGATTATCAAGATCTCTCTTTTGGTTTGGTAAAGGTCTAATATTAATAAATATTTCTTTATCAATTCTAGTAGCTTCCCAATACTCTTTTATCCATAACCATTCAATATTACCAATTACACCTTCAGGAACTTTAAACTTAGTATCGTAAATTATATCTTTTTGTTGTATATCGAACTCATCTAAATAAGTGTATATACCAATCTTTCTAAGAGATGCCCATTCTAAATGACATACTCTTACTAAAGAGTCATTATTATTAGTACCATTAAAAGAACTATAACCATTATCTCTATCCGAGTCATAATAGATAGGTACGCTAGTATTAGTAGTACCAGTATTACCATAGTTAGCAGAATTTCCTTTAATAGATTCAATAATATCAATTTCTTTTTCATCCAACTCTTCATAATATCTATCATAAATGTCCGCAGGAGTTAACCATTCTTCTTCTTTAACCCAGTTAGCTTTTTCAATTCTATCATTTTCAGGAGATTTATCCCATTCTATATTTAAAGGATTACAAACTCTTATAGATGGATTATTACTATATACCCCTGTATAAAAAACACTTTCTCCTGTAGATAGTAAATGTTTAAAACCTTTTTTAAATTCATGCTTTAAACGTAAATAAGGTATTAAATAATTAAGACTATCTTGAGCAGTAACTTCACGTATATCTTTCCAATCATATTGCATATATCTCTCTACATCTTCAGGAGTTTTTATTTCTGCTGGATCTGCATCAGGAGGAATTAAACCTATAGAAGACATATACTCTTTAATTTGGTTTATAGCCATTTCTACAGTTTTACGCTTCTTTTCATCATCGTAAATATCGTTAGTAGCATAATTAGTTTGTACTACTCTGAAGTTTAAAGGTCTAGCTATTTTATCACCAATTAAAGCATATATTATATTAGTAACGATTGGGTAGTTTTTAAGATTAGAAGGAGCTTTCTTAGCATTCAATCTATACTCTTCGATAAGATGTTCAAAGTCTGCAGGGTTTAATTTACCATCTGCTAAATCCATATTTACTTTTTTATCGTAACGAAGATTATTAGCTGAATAATATCCTGATATAGCTTCACCGTCTAAAGCATAAAAGACGTGTTTACCCCATTCTTCTATAGAACCGTATTGTTTCTTTTTCTCTTCTTCAGTTAATCTTTGATATGGTAATTTACTTAAACCCATAATAATATATTTTTATAATATTAACTTAATCTTACTTGTTGTTCATTAAATCCTGCACTATTAAATATCTTTTTAAAGTTATCTGTAAGTACATTTCTTACTTCTTCATTATCAATATTAAATTTATATAATGAAATGTTATGAAGAATGCAAAGACCGAAACTAATTACTCTATCAAAGTTACCTTTTTCATGGTTATATGCCAACAATTCTTTAATTAAATTTATTGATGGTATCTTACGACAGTTATATTGGTTAGGTTCGTATTCAGTTAATAACCAATCTTTAATAGCTAATATAGCATATTTTTTAATCTCTACGTTCATATGTACTCCATAATTACGCTCTACTTTAGAACCAGGAATAATATCTCTTATAAGATCCGATGGTTGTTCTTTTAAAAGATACAATGATTTTTTTATTTCAAAATGCTGTTTTAAACCTTTTAAATTGTTCTCATATAATGCTTTAGCGTTATACAGTATACATAATTTTCTACAGTTTTCGTAAAAATCATACGCTTTTTCAGGTCTACCTGTATACTCCGCTACTATAACATCATAAGTTTTACCTGGTTCTGTAAAACGTTTATAAACAAAACAAGAACCTAATGAAGGAGATTCTGTAGATTTATCTTGATCATAAGGGTCAATACCGATTATATACTTGAATAAAGGTATTTGATTATTTTTATCATATTCAGGTCTTTCGTATATAACTACACAACCTTCTTTATTAGATGCTTCTGTATGTGGAAAGTCTACTTCAAAAAGTGATTCATCAAGCACTATAGATACCTTTTGATTATGTTCTACTAATCTTACTTTTTGTCCAAAGTTTTTAGTATAGCGAGAACTCATTAAAAAAGCTAACTGATCTTCAAGTAACTGACGTGGAAATATATTACCATTTGTAACTAAAAAAGCTTCTTTAGGTTCAAGAGGATAATACATCAACTCATTCTCATACGTACTTCTATCTACTTGTTTTTTAGAATCACGTCTATTTTGTAAAAACTTTTCTGCGTCTATATAAAGTTCTGGAGTAGTAATACCCTCTTCATTTTTGTACTGCATCATTGTACGAGTAGCAGGTAAAAAATAAGCTATACTAGAACCATCCTTATCATAATCATTTACAAATTGTAGTAAATTATAAGCTTCAGGGTTATAAAACATCTTTTGCGCACCTAAAGAACCTTTAGACATTTCACCTCCAGTACCTACAAGATATGGCATTCCAAATTGATCAGCTCCTGATCTCCAACAAGGAATAGATGCGTTATAAGAATCAATTAAATTTGCAAACGCTCCTACCTCTTCAAACATATGGAAAGAAACACGAAGACCATTTGCTGCCATTACATTATCTACAAAAACTCGATGATGTATAACAGACCTATAACCTGAAACTATATCATTACCTTGAATACGTTTCTTTTTACCTGATTCTACCATAAATTCCCAATCTGTTTTTAGAAGTGCATGGGAAAACGGTGAAGGATAAAAATCATTAAGATAGTTCATAGAACCAGGAATAGATTCTAATCCTAACTTAGCTTTTGCTAGTAAAGGTTGGGTATATTTTTTCTCATACCCTGATACTAGAATATGGTTATTTTTAAAAAACGTAAACTCATAACATATATTAGAAGAACCTATAACAGATTTACCACTATCACGAGCAGATATAAACATAAAACCTTTAGTATCATTCTCATATAAAGGTTCTCCATTTTCATTAAATCCACTTAAACCTTTAGCAAGTTCTATATTAGTAAATACTTCCCAATCTATATCTCTTGGTGTAGGAAGAGCAAGTTGTTTACGCTTAGATTTACCTACAGTCGTTTCTATATAAAAAAAGTTAAGATGAAAGTATAACCTACCAGGACACCATCTACCTCCAACCCAATAACCATTAATACACCTACGTTTTTGTTCTTTCCACCAATTAATATACAATGCTGACAAAGGGTTTAATTGCGGTATACCATTTATAGCTACTTCTTGAAAATAACGGTTAGATACCATTGTTTTACAAACAGTAATCTCCCTTATCTCATTATGCGTCATTTGCTGTTTTATAAACTCATTCATCTATACCCCCTTTTTTAACTTGATTAATAAGAGTTAAATAATAGCGTCTACCTTTTGTTACAAAGAATTTACCTAAATATTTAAACTTTATTACTGGGTAAGAGTTACTAGTCATTAATCGTTTAGCAATTATAAACTGTAGATGTACAATATTCTCTACCTCAGTAGGAGATAAATTATATTTTTTACCTAATTCACGTATAATCTTATTAGTATCAACGAAACCTGTAGGGTCTTCATAAACTTTATCAATAAAAGCATCTTCTATAAGTTTATAACTAGTTACTTTTGTCTTGTACTCTAGTTTACGTTTTACATCTTCATTCATCATAATACATCACTTTCAAGTAAAGAAGCATTACCACCACCTCTATTACGAGATGAATCTGTTTTAGATATACGTTTTTCTATACTATCTTTAAGATTTAAAAGCTTATCAAGGTTTAACATTAACTTTGTTATATCTTCAGCATTATCTATTGTAATTGGGGTAGTATCTAAAAATGTAGATAATTCATCTAGCTTTTTATTCCAAACATCTAAATGTCTTTTTTCAGCATCTTTCTGAAGTTTATTATAAGCTTCACAAAGTTGAGTATCTGGTATACCATATTCTTCAGTAAGTAATTCTACTCTATCATCATAATACATATTAAAGTATAAACTATCATAATCTACTAATAAAGCAGTACCCCACATCTTCTTAGATGATTTTGCTTTTGTAGAGGTTTTATCCTCATTATAAAAGTCTAAAAAACTTTTAACAGTAAGAAACTTAGGGTTTTCTATCCAAAAGTTCTTATTTACATCCCAATTATTTACTAACATACTACCTATTTTTAGCTATAAAATCTTGTATAAATGTTGCTACACTATCAGCTTCTACATTTTTATCCTCATTATGTTTAAAAAATATTGATAATAGAAACGTTCCTTTTGTTTCTACAAAACCTTTTACTACTGGTTCTACTATTGATCCATCTATAGATAACATCATTAAATAAATACTAATTGAAGAATTTAATGTTATATACAAATCAATTGGTAAGTTTTCTACATCTATATCTACTGTACTAAGCATCTTTTTTAATATTAAAAGTCACTGATATTGTATTATCTTTTATAACAGGTATAAGAGATTGATGTACAGAAATACCATCTTGAGTTTTTATAAGAGCTTTCTTTTTACTAAGATTATATATATACTGAGCATATTGTTGAGCAGTAAAATTAAACTCTATCATTATAACTTGTTTAATACTATCTGTTATAATCCCTTTAATATCATTAACAAGAATTAAATGAATAAAATCAGTTTCTTTAGGACTAAGACCTGAGAATGTAGTCATCAATTCCAAGTAAACTCTTACTGGACTTGCTTTAGCTTTTAACGTATAAGTTTTCATTATTCTAACCCTTTTGTAAGTAAATATTTTAACGTTGTTTGAAAATCATCATTAGCAAAGAAATCTTTTGGTATAGGTAAAAAGAATCTGATCATAATAGAAGTAGTACCATCTTTAGGGTTTTTTGTTTTACGTCTACATAAAATACTACTGTTATTATTAACTATACGCACTTCATAATTACCTTTATACCATATATCTTCTCTTGTAAAGGTTTCATTAAATTTATGCGGTATGAACCCATACTCAGAAAGATCTATTAATAGTTTATGTTGTTTATTTTCCATAAGTGAAATATATATATACAAATATATATATAAATTAGTAATTAAACCTATAAAGAAAGAATAAAAATATTTTGGAATGGTTTGAAAATATTTGTAACATTGTATTAATAATTCCTAATGAACAGGTTTGTGGTTGTTAGCTTAAAATTAAACCTTTAACACAAATAAACGATTTGTAGTTATCTGTTAAGCAACGTAAATCTACAAAAGCACTACTAACTCTCTATTAAAGTCGCAGAAGTTAGGTGGCTCACTTACAGTAAATCCCGTCTTGGTACTTGAGTCCGATTATCGTGT